GCGGGGGGTATAGCAAACAACCCGATGACGAGTGTTCGCCGTACGTATAGAGACGATATAACCGCTTGCTATCTTGCTCAAAGTAAGAGCGTTAGAAGCGGGGAATCGCCAAACTATGTATGGGGAGAAGTCACATCGTTCGATGCAGTGGGTACCCTTTCTTCCTTAGAAATTTGCTTAGGAAAAGGAGGGTACCTTTCAACACCCACTTACGACCAATCCCACTGGCAAGATCTTGCTTTAACCAAAGCTTGGTCAAACGTGCGCCTCGATGAGGTGCAGGCTCTGGTGATGATTGGTGAATCGCGTAAGACTGTAATTTCCATGTGTTCCATATTTCGCCGGCTTATCAAGATAATTAAGAGTATTAAACGTCTTGATGCTTACGCACTAAAGCGTGAGATAACAGCCAAAGAATTAGCGAATAGGTACATGGAGTTGCGGTATGCGATTCGTCCCCTTATGTACGACTTTAATGGCACTATTAGCGCGATCAAACATGAATCGGCTAAGGCCTTGAGTCGACTGACATTTCGGGGGCATGAGAATTTCACAATAGAGGAAAACGATCTCCGTAACTTTTGGAATGGAGACACGTACCAAGATGGTACTCGCAGTTACGATTGCGAACGAACCGTAAAGGTATCCTTTGATGTGAGAGCGGGTGTGTTAACCCAACTCGAAACAGTTAGCTCAATCCCCGTGTGGGGGTTGGCGCAACCTATCGAGGCAGCGTGGGAACTTGTTCCCTTCAGCTTCATCATTGATTGGTTTATCAATGCGGGTAACACTATAGCGGCTTGGACGCCAGATTATGGCCTCAAAACGCTAGCCTCCTGGACGGTTTCCAAAGAAATTGTGGAAAAGACGTTCAGAATATCGCGCACGTATGCGAACATTGGTTGGGATGCCGACTGGGTCAAACAGACCTATTCGATAAACCAGCTAACGGGCTGCTATTGTAGTGATACTGTTATTACTACAGAACGTGTGCCGGACCCGAGCAGGCCCATCATACCCACCTTGAAGGTGAATCTTGATGTGCTTAAGCTCATAGACCTGCTGATAATAGTCAGGTATTTGGTTGGAAAGGGAAGGTAACCCTTAGTACAACTCGAATGCCTATGCTATACACAGCTCTCAGTACATAGGAGATATTCCCATGCAAGACAACGTGATAACATTGGCAGTAGACGAATTGAACGATACCAATACGGTAGACCATGTGTTTGGCCGATTCGATGAGTTTCAAAATCGGTCTGTGTATACTGGTGAGAACCACCAGCTTACTGCACGTGATCTCTTGACTTTGTATCGAACTCATCAGAAGGTCTCGGGTAATTTCCGGGGCGTTGCAAAATCCAGCTGTAAGTTCACGCAGGATTTTGTGATTGATGGAGTTGACGGCATTAGCCAGTTGACCTCACCACTTATTGGCGAGATAAACTTTTCAATTCCCGTGGGTGTTGTGGTGGCTGACCAGTTAATTATGCGTCAGCGCATGATAGCCCTTCTCGACGATGATGCCATTATGGTTGCATTGAACAACACACTGGAGATATGACCCCTGAGCCCAAATTGCCAGATGGTTTTTATTATCTGTTAATTTGTTGCCCAGTAATTACGGTCGTTACTCTATGTGCTGTAGCACTGTGCAAGCTTTTGTTTGTAATGGTGCGCTTAGCGCGTTATTTAATGAGGGCATTTCGCCCTAAAAACAACCAGAACTAGCATTATCGGAGGTTTTATGAAACGTAAAGCCAAAGCGAGAAAACGTGGCCTGCACAAAGCAGTGCCGCTACGTCTTCCTGAGGATTATCCTTGGAAGGTCGTACAAAAAGTACATTTAGACCTAAAGGAGTACCTTACTGATGCCGACAATAGAATGATCGAAACTGTCCTTAGAAATAGGGACTTTGACGGTTATCTTGCGTTGGCAGAGGCGTGGGGCTTACAGAGTACTAGTCTCACGGATGCTTCGCTCCATGTAATTCGGGCGAAGTACCTACTTGCTAGTTTGGTGAAGAAATTCCAATTTCCTTCGGACAAAGCCACGCGTGTCGCACGAGCAACGGAGATTTTCTTCGATGCTGAGGGCGCATGCAAGCTTTATAACGATACTAGTTATAGAGAGCTTATCCGGCCGGAAACGGAGTGGGGCGTGAGTGTTTTACATCATGCTCGATTATTCCTAACCAAGCTACTTGGAACCCGTTTACCTGGGAACCGAGAACTGTTGTCCCGGTCTAGGCATGGTCCTGGAGCTACAATCGGCACGAAGAAAGGCAACACTTCGCAGTATCACAAATATGCGGAGTGGCCCTATTCCTGCACGATCGATGCTTTCAGATATGCCCGGTTCGCTATTGAAACCGACCAGCGTTGGTTCGGAGCTTTGCAAAACTCCTATCGTAGGCGCAAAAGTATTGAAATGCACCTACCACTGGATATGAGCAGGTTCTGGGATGACGTAATTGAGGTAGTAGATGGCAACCGAATCACTTTCGTCCCGAAGGACGCTCGAAAAGAGCGTACTATTGCGATTGAGCCACTCCTAAATTTGTATCTTCAGTTGGGGGTCGATGGTTATATCCGCCGTCGTTTAAAACGATGGGGGGTCGACCTAGATCACCAGGAGAAGAATCAGGAATTGGCTCGTCTTGGCAGCGTACGTGATGATGAAGACAGTTTTGTTACTGTCGACTTGTCAGCCGCGTCTGATTCGCTTAGCACGAAGCTTTGTGAATCGGTGTTGCCTCGAGAATGGTATTCCTACCTCATGGATCTTAGGTCCCCTTGCGGGGAGCTGGGTAAAGAGAAAATCTCTTACGAGAAAATCTCCTCTATGGGAAATGGGTACACATTCGCGCTGGAATCCGCAATATTTACTGCGTTAGTTTATGCGGTAATGAAGGCGGGAGGTGGGAACTTTACCAATAAGGAATTCGCTGTCTACGGAGATGATATAATCCTCCGTAAGCGATTTTACTTCCAGTTGGTAGAAGCCCTCCGATTGTCAGGCTTTAAAGTGAACCTGGAGAAGACCTTTTCGAACGGTCCAATTCGGGAGAGCTGTGGCACTGACTGGTTCCATGGGAAACCATTACGTCCCGTATTTCTCGATAAAACCCCGACGAGCGTGATGGATCTTTTCTGCGATTACAATCGCATTAAGAGGATCCTATCGCTTTATTGGGGTGTAGAGGAATCCGAGTGCCTCAAGATGTTAGGAGCATGGATACCCGAGCGATCTCGAAAGATCATCGGCCCATATTCCGACGAGGACTTTGATTCGTACATCCATACTGCAGTCCCCAGAGCGGGGATGAATGCACGTGGAGTGTACAAGTACCCTAGGCTAATAGTTTTGCCTAGGCACCAAATCGGCAGGAGCTTGCATTTCCGTAAGCTGATGCATGATTTGAGGGAGTACCCAATCCAGGAGCCCAAGTTTATGGACTTTCACTGGAGGCAGGTACGTGGTTCAGGAAGTAGGTTTACAGTCACTAGCAGAAATGCTATGATTGTAGGCACAACCGTCTCCACCGCCGAAATTTGGCGGGACGAGTACGCCTTTCTGCCGACCGGCTACATTGGTTTACTGTAGTCCGTCGGTAAAAATTGTAAACCCCAGGTAGTAGATGGCAACCGAATCACTTTCGTCCCGAAGGACGCTCGAAAAGAGCGTACTATTGCGATTGAGCCACTCCTAAATTTGTATCTTCAGT